CCCCGAACGAATCGAGGCGGCAGGAAATAAAACAGAATGAACAATGACGGTGCGAACGCACCGCTGTAAAGATACGATTATGAACAGAGAAATACTATTTAGAGGCAAGCGCGTTGATACGGGCGAATGGGTTGAGGGGTTTTATTGGTGTATTAAAGACACTCATTTTATCCGAGGACTGAAAAAGCTACACATCTTTGATTGCGAAGTACACCCCTCCACCGTAGGGCAATACACGGGGTTCAAGAATAAGAATGGTACGAAGATATTTGAGGGGAATAGAGTAGACGATGAATGGACAGTTGTATGGTCGTCAGTTAATTGCGGTTGGGATTGCGTACACGATGACGGTGTCAGCGAATGTTCTCTTTTAGACTGTTTGGACGGAATAATAACCGGCAACATCCACGACAAATGAAACTCCCCGATGAACCAAAGCTGTACCACCTCGGCAGGATCAATTGGTGGTTGTATGCTTTTTTAGTCAGCTTTATTATCTACGTGTATGTGGGGTGACGTACTTGGCTATGAGTAGTGCGGATTATTAACGATAAAAATTGATTGAAATGGAAGGAATAAAAGTAATATTAATACCAAGTCAAGACACAGATTACCAATCGTTTAGATTTGATGAATTAGGAGTAACTTATTTTGAATGGACAAAAATGAGTGAGGATGACAAAAGAATGTTGGTCTTAGAAAACATTATGGAGAATATATTCTCTCTCGTTGATTCGATGGAAGAATATTAAGGCCAACTATCGCATAAGCGTCTACTTTAATTGCCCTTATCCAGAGTTAAAAAAACGACCAATGAAATACCTCTTACTCCTCATACCATTTTACACGTTAGGTCAATGCGTTCCCTATGGTTCGGTGTTTACTTACACGGAGTGTCTTAATGGAGAGGAGCAGCCGTACGAATCTATCTGCAACTACGGTATCAGTTGGTATAGTAGTATCCAGTTTATCGTACCCGTCGGAAGCACCTCGACCGTGTTTATGTTTGAGGATTCGGGGCTGTACTATTCGCACCTATCACCATCGTCCAGCGACCTTTGGATATTATGGTCAGTGAGTACCGACTGCGAGGCGAATGACGTCGTGTACACCAACGGGGGGTGGTGCAGCTTCAACGAGTCGGTTATCATCGACGACCCTGATTGTTGTTACAACAATCCGTTCATGGTGGAGTTAGACCTTGCGCCCGGTGTGTATTATTTGCACTTGCCATACAATCCATTATCTGGCGGCAGCGAGTTCGCGGGGTGCTATACGGTGAGTGTGTTTAGTCCAGGGCTGCTTGATTTAAGCATCCCGATTTACTACTACGAAATGAAAAAGAATTACCAACGGTTCGATGTGCTCGGACGGAAATATTGATTAAATGAAAAAAGAAATTGACATAACAACGACTTGTATTTTTGCAATACTATTGATCTGCGTTGGCTTGCATTTATACTTAAAATCGCCCCTGACGGAGGCAACAATTTATTTCCTTTTTGGAGCTTTTATTTGTTCATTAGGGTACGCTACGTTTTTACCCAATGACCCCAAATAACCCGATACTCCGACAGCGGTTCGATGCAGCGGGGAGGATGACCACTAAATAAACCAAACCACCCCTAACGGGGCTAAAATGACCAGTGTTTTACGCACTAACCGCCCGTAACTACGTTACTGTATGCTATCTCATACAATATCGCTCTGAGGTACTGTTTTATATCTGTCAACGTATAGGTTGACTTTTGCCGAAATGAAGCAACAGAAATGTTACCCGTTACAATACGCCTCGTTCATCAACACCTCGCTGATACGCTCCAACATCTTGCCGTAGTTCGCGTCGTACTTCGACACATCTGAGGGCGATGTGATAAAACACACCTCGATCAGAACGTTGACAGCTTTAGCTGGGCGACCTGACAAAATACCAATCGACCGATGCTGACTGCGGTCTTCCGTTTTTACTCCGCGAGAACGTGTGCCGAGCGATTCAGTAATTGCGTCGAGAATGTTTCGCGCTAACTTCGCCTCGCGCTCAGTGTGGTTCTTAGATACGAATACCTCCGTACCATTTGCCGCCGTGCTGTGAAATGCGTTGAAGTGAATATCCACTACCACGTCGTTCGGTCGAACGATGCTACCTAACCAACGCAATACCGACCGAAGTGATTTACGGTCGTCGTCGGTCGTTACCTTTACGCCTGCCCGACGCAAGTTGTCTGCGATGTCGTCCCGCAGCTCGATGGTCATTTCAGCTTCATCTGTGCCGCGAACGCCACTCGCGCCCGTTCCTTTACTGTTGTGTCCTGCAATAAGATAAATCATAGGAGTTTCATTTGAATCGTTACCTGACAGTCTATATTCGCGTTTGCACACTCGATACTAAATGCTATGCGCTCGCCTACGTCAAACTCATTTCCGCTAAAGTCATACGCCTGTGACGTTCCAGCAGGAGGCGAAAGCGAATCGACCTGACTGCCGTTGTTGTATAGCTTTAAAGTAACTGCGCCGGGCGTTTGAATAAAACGAACGTAGACGTCGAGTATTTCTACAGCTTGGACGCATACAAATTCGTTTTTAAAATCGAGCGAGGTTAGTATAGATGAGCCATTGCCGAGCGGTAGGTAATACTCTGTTGATGCTGTACCACACCTACCGTTCGCACCGATGAACGTCGTTATTGCCGACGGTATCGTTACAGTCTCATTCGACGATAGCCCCGACCGCGCAATCAGTTCAACGTAGTTCGTGTCGCCAACGGCATTACGTAACCTCGGACCTGACGCGTCGGCAGGAAATAACACCGATAGCTGCTGCCCGGTGTCTTGTGCGCTACGTGCTGTAGCTTCAATAGATCCAGCTAAACCCAGGGCAACGCCGCTACCCGCTCCGGTATCGTTTGACCCGTCACCATCAAAGCGGTCAGGTTCAGCAACGGTAATGCCGCCCGTGTTCTGCGCAGCCTCAAATAGTTCAACGTCGTACTCCGCAGAATTGGCGCGGAAGCTCCAACGATAAGGAACCCATGTAGTAGACTCGTATAAGTACACGTAGTGCGCTGCGTGGAATCCAGCGTAGAGCGTTCCGATTTGCAACATCGTAACCTCACGACGTTGAGCCATCTGTGTAAATACCTGCCATTCAAGATTGGCTTTATCGGTCGCGCCTGACGGTCCCCAACCATCGGAGGTATATTCTTCCGATGCTGTGTGTCGCAGTGAGCCGCGCGTAGCTGCAGAACTAACTTGATCGCCGAGTATTGCATCGGGCAAGTCAAAAACATCGTAAGCGTTGTTGTCTGCCGCAGAAGTGTATAAGAGAGTGTCGAGTGTATTTGTTTCGCTATCACCTATGAAGATCCGTAAAGGCTCAATAGACACAACAGCGTCGGCAAGTGCCGCGGAAGTAATAGCTGATGAAGTAGTACCATCGGCCTCGTATGCCTCGACATCAACCGTCACAGTCACCCCCGACGAATCATCGGGAACGCCATCGGTAATAAGCGGTATAAAAGCACTAAAGCTATCGCCATCAAGTGCGTTAATTGGCGAGGTCCAAAACTCAAACCTATCTGTAGAAGTCGTCGTCCACGAGTGAGTACCAAGTAAGACATTAAACACGTCAACAGGTGTGCCGCCATCGGTGTATGCGGTCGTGCTGCTCGATATGGTTGACGCTGTGCGCTTTAGATAGTTGTCACCAGCTTTGACTTGCACGATGAATTTGTATCGTAAAAAACGAGCGTTGCCAGTTCGCGTACCGTCAGCCGTCTGCGTGACTTTCGGATTCGCTAAGATATACAACGACTCGCCACTCGGTACAGTCCATGTGTCAGCGTCGTAGGTGGTCGTATCGAAATCTGACTCGACTACGTTTTCATCAATAATAGGCACGTTGCCCCTGAACCTATACAGCTTACTTACATTGGTCACAGGGTTCAAGTGAGACTCCTTCCAGCCGCTTAATATGTCAGCGTTCGTGCCTATTGTCAGCCAGTTATTTTGAATGTCACCGTTTGTATTTAACGTGCCATCAGAGCGGCGTAAATCAAACTCCTGCGAGTTGGCTGTTGCGTGCCTGTTGCGCGGCACAAATCGCCACAGACCTTCCGACAGCATCAGCGAACACGTCAGCGTGTCGCAGATGGCTGATAGTATTTCGTATGCACTGCGGTATTGTTCTCCGTCAGAAAGCTGCGCACCTGCACCGTACATATCCTCATGGAAAAAACCAATGTTTTCCCACGGCTCAACGTACGCATTCGTGCCGTCGTCGTACTGCAGGAACTTACCCCATGCCATAAAGTCATCGGTTAAGCTCCAAAACTCCGTCGTGAATGTCGGTGACGTTCTCGTTTTGTTTAGGCAGTTCACAGCGTGTGACAGCAGCGTTGCTAATCCAGTGTAGGCCGTTCCGTCGTCGTTGTATGGGATGGCTTTAAGAGCGGCAATGTCATCGCCTGCGGTCAGTGTTACCTTGAATGGGTACGATGTATTCTCACGGTCGGTCTGATCGGCAAAAACAATACCCGCCCAATACAACGTATTCGTATTATCGGGATCGTAGTAAATAGCAACTTTTATATCGTCCTCGTCGCGCGTCAATAAGTCGTCGAGGAAGTCATCCATCTCAGTGCTGTACGAATCTCTGTTATAAAACTCTAAAGCGCATTTACTACCCACGATAGGTTGATAGAGGTCGTCGTCATTGCCGTCGTACGTCAGCGTAAACCCTTCACCTGCGGCTGATATTTCTGTGTCTGAACCGGCGTGAACCTCGTCGTGTATTTCAACGCGCCACGTCTCAGCTTTATCATTCTGAAACTCGTAGTAAAATCGTAGTGCCATTATCGTGTGCGTCTTAATTTACGGCGACCTGACTGACCCGCCATTTCAATATCGCCGCCTTTTATCTTGCCGTGTACAACAACATTCTGCGTACCGCCGGAGTTATCAATCATACCCTGCAACTTGTCAAGTGGCGCAATGACCTCAGGGTTATTCCGTGCGCCGGAGTACTCACCTACGAGACCGAGCGTAGGTCCTGACACGATACCACCGTCAGCAAAAGCCATAGCGTTGAACAACCCCTCGACGAGCGACAGCCCAGCTCCAATCAATAGCGGAGCAACGGCAAACGCGCCTGGACCTGATGCCGTGGCCGACTGCGTGGCCGAAGCGATGATAGACGACTTAGCGATGTTCAGCATCGTGCCGACTACTGACTTCGCCATTGACTTCATAGAATCGCTGACCTCGCCCTCGCCCGAAATGATCTGACCAAACGCCGCACCCATAGACTGACCGAGTGAGTTGGCGGCATTTTTCATCATTTCCATTTTTTCGTTAATGGTGTCAAGCGATTCGTTCGCTTCTTTGTCACCCGTAACTGGCGGTATTTCAAGCTGATCGGGTGCGCCTACGTTTGTTTCAATTTCGGAAGGCCCGACCTTGGCCATTTTATCCATCATTTCGCCCACACCTCGCGTTGCCTCACCTGCCTTTTCAATAATAGTGTCGAGCGGTTGTACCTGATCGGGCTTTGTTATGCCCTGCAGTTCCGTGAGCTTGTTTTTTAACGACTCAATATGCGCCTCCATTTCAGCATACTGCGCGCTGTCTTCTGACATTCCACGCATTGCCATTCGTGTTCCGCGTATCTGCTCTTTTAACTTTTCAATTTCGTTTTGAACAGGAGTCGTGTCGGTATTGTTAGATAAGTCGTTTAGCTTGCCCGTCAGCATTTCAATCAGCGCAGCAGTCTCTTGAACTTGTGGGCCGAGTCGGGCGTTCATTGCAGTACCTGCTCCCCCTACCGTCAGCAACGAACCTGCAAACTTATCCATCATACTCGGACCCTCAGCAGCTTCGGCTTTTAATTCCTCCATTCGCGCAACCGCTTCTTCCAATTGTCGCGTGAACACCTTAGTCTGTGCAGCTTTAAGCAAGCTATCTTTATAGCTATTCACCGCCGTTTCGAGTTCGCCCATCTTGACCTTCTCCATGTCAAGCTGACCGAAGTACTCAGGTGCAATGTTCTGTAGCTTCTGTAAGGCGGCTAACCTATCCTCCTCCGCTACCGTTTCGTCTTTAACAACACCCGCTAAACGCTGTACCTGCGCTGCGTTCTTTGCCGCCTCAGCTTGTGCCATCGTCTGTGCTTCGGCGAATTGCTCTGCCGCAGCCGCCGCCGGTTCAGTGAAACTGACATAGTCCGACATCGCATACGCTAACATACCGATTGCCGCCGCCGCAGCTAAATACGGGTTAGCAACGATTAATTTTATCATCGATTTCAACGCAGGTATTACACCTGACTTTATTACCGTAGCAATAGTACCAAATGCACGTATCATCTGACTAAAGGCAAGCAAGGCAGGACCAATCGCCGCAACAATAGCACCCGCTATCATCACGAAACGCTGACCGCCCTCGCTCATATTCGTAAACTTATTTGCGGCCTCCGAAACGACATCAGCAAGGTCAGACACAATAGGCGCAAGTGCCTCACCAATAGTAAGCTGCATACCCTCAATAGCCGACTGCATCTTCTTAAAGCTACCTTCTGTCGTGTCATCCATTGTGTCGGCCATTCTCTGTGCCGCACCCGACGCGCCTAACAGCGACTTGCCTAATTCGTCAGTAGTCTTTGTACCCTCGCTCAACACAAGCAACGCCGACTGTGCCGTGCGACCGACCTCATCCTTTGCATCGGCGAGGTTTAACCCCTCAGCGGCAAGGGCTTTGATAGAACCCTGGACATCGCCGCCCGTTGCTCCTAAATCAGATATGATACGACGCAATGCAGTACCCGCCTGACTGCCTTTGATACCCGCGTTGGCAAGAGTACCGAGCATAGCCGTTGTATCTTCGATGCTAATACCAGCGGACTTAGCAACCGGCGCGACAAACTTCATCGACTCCGCAAAGGTTTCCATATCGAGCGCGGTAGAACTAAACGATGCCGCCATGACGTCAGCGACACGGTTCGTTTCGCTTGCGTCCATACCGAACGCCCGAAGCGTGCTACCCGCAACCTCAGCGGCGCGAGCAAGGTCGCTGTCGGTCGCCTGAGCAAGTGCCAACGTCGCGCCGGTAACCTTTGTAATCTCATCGGCCGAGAAACCTAACTTAGCGTACTCCGTCTGCAGCATCGCAACTTCCGAAGCGGTGAACCTGGTCGTTGCGCCGAGCGTCTTAGCGTTGTCCTCTAGCTTAGCAAACTCCGAAGCCGTTGCGCCCGATACTGCCTTGACTTTCGCCATCTGAAATTCGAAGTCCTTAAAAACCTGAACGCCCTTGCCTGCGAGTAAGGCAATCGGAGCACTAAACGCCATCGACATACCGCGACCAATCTTATCGACGTTTTTCATCGAGCGATTCAACGTGCGATTCATGTTGTTCATCGCCTTGTTGAAAGGCTTTGTGTTAGCGTCGATGACCGCTATGAGATTACCTAAATTAGCCATAACTCAAAGATACTTTAATTCGATGCCTTTTGCCACGCCTTACGGTCGCGGTCGCGTTTTTTAATGCGTTCCAAGCTCGCCCGGCGTTGATCATCTGACGGTGCTTGCGATGGTGACTGCTCGTGATCCCACGGAAACTGAATTAGGTCTTTCGGCTTAACACCTTTCTTCGACTTGCGAGGTACTGTACTCGCCACAACTGCCGCGTGCCATCTCGTGCGCTCCCACGCTTCTCTGTTTTCACGGTTGACCGCCTCACGACGACCACGAATAGCGCAGAACAACTCCGAAATAGTCATAGCCCAAAATGAAGATGGGGATAGGCTTAACTCACCCATCCCCAACTCGATTAAATTATTCCACGTTGTCGGCTCGCTTACGTTTTTTTTTCTTCGTCATTACCACCGTCATCCACAGACGTTAGGCGTTCAGCTAAGGTGGTAAAGTCAGAAAGTTCCGCGTTGTCCTCAATCCACTCCTGATCGACTTCAAGCACACGACCTTCAGCTTTGTGCCCCGCCTCGATGAATAAATACAACAACGTCGTAACGTGTTCAACGCGCATAGGTTTCGATCCAAACTCAAGCACGCTAATATCGCCCTTGTAGATTTCGTCGAATTTACGCATCGCACTCAACGTGCGTCGCATAGGCAAGCTGCGCCCGCCAATCTCAATGTTCTCTGTCATATTTCGTTTTATTAAGTTAACTCTTCGTAAACGAGCGCACCTGTACCCTCGAATGTTACCGAGTAGGTTACGTTGTCTTCCGTGCCGGCGTTCTTCTCAATCGAAGCAATGCGAGCGCGGCCATTCCAACGGTAGTCACCTGTGTTCTCGTTAGTGAAAAGCAAGCTCACCTCGTTGCGGCCGTTCAGCTCGCTCCAAATTTCCTGCAATCCATTCGATGCGTCCTCAGCAAAAAGGTGTGAGGTTGATACGCTCCACGAACGCAATCCCTCTTTAAGTTCGCGCCATCCAGCTGACTGCTTTGTAGTCGTGTCGCGTGCGTCCTCGTTAATTGAAATACTACACTCAGTAGCGTGTGCGATTACGGTTTCAGATCCATCGGTTGCATTGAAATACACCGAGAGGTCTGTACCGTTCATAATGCCTGTTGTCTGTGCCATCAGTCTTCGTTGTTAGTTGTTGTTTGCTTTTTCTTTGGTGTAACAGCGCGAGTCTTATCGACCGCCTTAACGTTGTCCGCCTCGTAACCCTTCGGTACTACACAATCTTTCACGCGACGGTCGTGGTTGTACACTTCCTTGCTGATTTCCTTCGCGTGACCCGACTTAACCAACTTCGCGCCAAATGAATTTACCACACTCGTGCGCGTGCCAATGGTTAGCTTTGGAAAGTCCTTAATCTTTTTTAGTACCTGGATATACATATCATGGATTTTTTACTCTGATGCGATAACTTTGTTCAATCTCGTGCCTTTCGGTAATAGGGTCGTAATCTTCGTCGATACTCAGAAATTGTACACCATTTAATTCGACACCGTTGTAAGTGCCGTAAGCGACTCTATCTAAATCAGTTCGCACCTTGTCAGACAAAGATACGGCACTTAAATAGCTTTTCCCAAAAATCAAAATATCAACCTCAACGTGGTCTAACAGCGACGGACCTTGCTTGGTGTCACTCGGTTCTATTGACCGAACTCTATACGTTACATACTCCTCGTTGGTGTTGTCAAACGTCTCAGGTTCAGCGTACGCAGGATATGGCGATACACTGGCTGTACCGTCTTCAAGTATCTTAGATATAGCTGCTCCTACTTTGCTCATGCCTTTCGTACAAATTTACCAAAACGCTTGCGGTATTCCGATAGCTGTTTTTGCTCCATCATATTCGTGCTCTGACGCAGAGACTTCTTAAACACACCTACGTTACGGCCTGTTGTTGTCGATTCGCCTGCGACACCCTGCTCCACCATCAAAGCAAACCAACCATCGCGACGGCCGTAACGAGGTACACGCTTTAATTTCGGGTCGCCCGAACGCGGTCCGGCCATCAGCTTCGTTCTGCCAGAGCCTTGCTTTTTCGGAACCCACACACCCACCGAACGACGTAGCTGACCGCGCGATATTTTGTTCCCATTGATTGTCGTATGTGACCTATCCATCGGCTGTATGTTGCTTTTAGCCGTTTTCACATACTCCTTTAATACCGCCCTGTGTATCTTCTTAATTTCACGCGCATCAATAACACCCCAATCAGCAAGGTTTTCAATCTTGCGATTCATCTTCTTTAAGCTGTCAGATGTGATTGTTACTCTTGGCATTTTAATGTGCTATTACAGAATTGACGTATCTCATGTAAAGTGCTTTCGTACTAAGAATACATTTACAATGTCGGTGACAAAGCCTCTGTCGCCGCCACTTTGCGCATCGTGTTCAGTGAAGTTAGCATCCCCGCTGTCGTGTAAGAAGATGTATTGATTTGTATCGCTAACCTCACCTGTTAAGAAGCCCCCTCTATTTCCCGCACGGTTCATCGTGAAGAAATTATCCGCCCAAGTCGCGTCAGGCTCGATAAATGCGCCGTGTGCGCTTGCCATTGCGTAAGGCAAGTCTAACGGCTTCCAACCACTCAAACCTAAATAGGTCGTGATGCCTGCTATTTCATCCATCCACGCGTCCCAGTCTAAGCCATCTACACCGTCATCTGATGCCGTGTATCTTCCCGCTGCGGTTTCGTAGTACACAACGGTCAGCCCCCTATTGTATAGGTTATCGATGACGTAGTTATTCGTTGCACCTGTAAATGAATGATTCCGCCAATCAACGTGCGCCCAAATGTTACTACCTACACTCGCATCGCTTGGATTACCCGCGCTATCGGTGTATCTAAATTTATTTCCAAAGGCGTTGTTTTCCTTTAGTATCGTCGGTGAAACTAAATCGGTGCTGCTCGTTCCCGTTGCAGGAGTACCCCTCACATCTGCCTGCGTTGCCGCGTAGTCAATTTCAGCAAACGCCTCAGGTCGCGCAGGTGGAGTAGCGTCATACTCGCCATCTTGAAATCTATCTGCACAGTCGCCCGTGCGTGCGCTGTACTCTATCGAGACAGGAACTATATTTTTATAGCAGATACCGCTTGCCGCAGTAGGGTAGTCGGGGACTTTTATGATTGTAGTTGCGTTGTTCTGCTCTACTGTTACCGTCCCCTGTACTGTTTCATCTGACGCGGTTACTACTCGAACATTATTGCTTACACGGTTGAAATTACCTAACAAGGTAGTATTGTTAAATATACCTATCTGGCCTAAATCAAACGTGCCTGACGGATTAGAAGTAATCGTGCCTAACACACCGCCGTTACCGTTCTCAATCGAGATAGGAAACACCGTCGGCAATGCTTCAAGCTGAATCGCTAAAAGATCATTCCCACCGATTGATGCATACGTTGCTGATGCTATAGGTCTGCCGTTAATCAGAATCTCAGCAGGTACAGGATAGTCAGTACTGAATCCATCACCATCGCGTAAGTTCAAGTCGGGTAATTCAATAGCCCCGCCTGATGGGTACGTCGCCTGACTAACCTTCTCAACGCCGTCAGTATTGTCAACCGTTATCGTCTTCCACTCACACGTTACATCGGTGTTTGCAGGAACATCGCGCGTCGTTGCGTCAACGTCAGTGATGGTGATGTCAGGTGCAACGTAAGTGTCGCCGCTTGATATTGCCTGCGAAAACGAACCGTCAGAGTTTTCGTAAGTCGCATCAGATGCCACAGGTGCGCCCGTTGCGTTGCCCGTCTGATTGCCCCTCCTTTCCGTAATCAATTCCAGGTAACGATTCCGCGAATACGTTACCTCCTTGACTTCAAGTATCTCGTATAAAAAACCCTCGTGCAATACGCGGAACTGCTGTAATACCCCCGCCTTATGCCGAATAAAAAACGACACGCGCAGAACAGGGTAATCGACCTCGCTAAGGTCTTTTTCGTCGCCATATCGCTCCGTAACCTTTGCCCAACACGAATGAAATACCGTGTACGTTTTATCGCGCTCACCGTAATCATTTACAGCTAATACAGGTTGCTGAATTTCAATACGCCTATCTAACCGTCCTAATCTCATTGGAAGTATACATTTCGGTATTCACTCATCAACGATAAAATCCCCTGCGGAATTTGACCCGAAATAATTGTACCAATCACAACGCTTTCGCGCACGTCGTAATAGTGCGAGAGTAACAATCGAACCGCATGAACGAGCGGCGCTGGAGGTGTGTCATTACCGACGGTCGCTGTAATCGTTACGGGGTAGACATTCTCCGTGTCAATCGCCGGAGGTGAATCAAAATTGATATAAGGCGAACTGCCGACATCGCCAACGTAGTAATCGCTGAACGTAATAGGTGTAGCATCAGGCGTGTACGTAACCGATGAAACCGACACCATTGGTCCTGCAGGTAAGTACGTGTTACGAAAAGCATCCATGCGAAACGTTCCCGATACCTCCTGCAGGTAATATCCTGTGTAATTCTGAACACGATCAACCGCTACGCCAATCAGCGATGTGATTAATGCATCTTCGTCGTCAGTATCAACGCGCAGCCATAGCTTTGCATCTGATAAACTAAGTACATCAGTTGCCGTAACCGATGCCGATGGTGTCCAAATTACATTCTTCATTGCTACAAAATAAAAACGGACCGACCGACATTACACCGATCGGTCCGCTTAGTTGTTAGTCAGTTGTTACGATACGGTCACGCCGTCTTCTTTAGCCCATCCGTTAACCTGACGGAGGTCGAAGTCTGCCCAACGATTCATCGCAAGCTCAACCTGCGCTGTGTCCTTTGAGCTGAATGGGTCAACTACGATGTCGATGCTACCGAAATAAGCAAGTACCGCGTTGCTCCAGTCACCAAACAAAATCTGCCCGACACCACTCGATGCGTCAGCCATGTACGGCGTAGCGTGGTAGTTGTAGCCACCTTTCAGTGTGCGGGTGTTTTCGTTCAAGAGCTGCGAGATGCCCGTTACGCTCACCGCGCTCTGGAAGTACTCATGCGTCGATGGCGACATCACAAAGCGACAGTTATCAGTCAGCCCCTCATCTTCCAACACTGCGTTGATAAGCGAGTTTGCAATAGCATCGTAGTCGGCAGTGTCACCAGCCGCGATGTCATTGCCTGCGTTGGTCAACGCCGTTGCAAATATGTACTTCAACAAACGACGCTCGTGACCGCGACGAAGCATACCAGCGATGTCAGACTCTACCGACGCGCCACCTTGCAACAGAAGCTGCTTAGAGTACTTCGTATCATTGTGGAAACGTACAGGTGAAAGCGTCAATTCATCAAGCTCTGCACCTGATGCCGCGCCTGCATCAACCTCGCCCTCCTGCGTTGCGTCAGCATTTACTGACTCGCGTGGGAACTTTAAGTTGGCCGTTTGATTTTGGAATACCTGAGTACCCCAATCCTCAACCATCAAAGGCATCATTAGCCCCTCAATGAACGAGCCTACCTCAGTAGCTACGTAGCCGCTGCCGTCGCCTGAACTAGCCTGGAAGTCGTCAGCAGACCCCGCACGAACAAAATCCGAAGGGATGATGATGTCACCACCGCCAGGGTGTCCGTTGCTCAGTGCGTGGTCGCGCATTTCCTTCGCTACGCCATCTACGCTTTCGCGTGAGATAACACTGCGAATGGCTTGCGAAAAGCTAAAACGCTTAGCCATCTTTTCCTTTTCCTTCGACTCACCCGTGTCGGCAGCTTCACCAGCGGCGGCACGTGCAGCACGAATCTGAGCGGCTTTTTCTTCGCGCTCAATCGAAGTGTTCAACTCGCCGATTTTTTCAATCAACTCGTTGTAACGCGTTTCCTGCGTTTCGTCGCGCTCGCTCAACCCGTCAAGGTTAGCGAACTCATCTTCAAACGCCTTACGCGACGCCTGAAGGTCTTTCAATGTTGCCATTTTATATAATTTAGATTTATTGCCAGCGTCGCGCTGACGTGATTTAATTGCATTTCGTACCTCTTCCGCTTTCGGGTTCGGAGTAGGTTTCTTCGGTTCGGGCTTGTCTTCGCCGACGATGCGAACCTCGTATTTCTCAATGTCGTCTTTCCGCGCTACCGAAGTAGGGTCAGCCGGAATCGGAGCAATGGAAACCTCCATCGGAGTCCAATCTGTAGCGAGGCGAATCGGATAGCCGTTCTCGTCGCGCTCACCTGTGTCGCTGTATTCGCTCACGCGGTAGCCAACCGATACGCTCCGGATGATGCCGTCCTTAACCTTGCGCCACGTGTTTTCCACGTCGTCAGTGTCAGCGAACCGCAACACCGCAGTGCCGTGGTCGCCGTTCAACTCAGCCGAACGAACAACGCCGAGTGTACCTGATGCGCCGCGAAAGCTATCGTGATTATCCAATACAGGCGCGACACCGCCGTCCATGCGCTCCATGTTTACGTGAGCCGGGTCAAACGAGAGGCGTTCGCTAAAATATTCGTCGCGCCCCCAATCGTAGCGCAGTACAGGGTACTCGCTGCCGAACACGACCTCAATCTCGCGCGTTTCCTCATTCAGAGAGGAGGTCTGCAGGTCCGCGTTGCGACCGTGCGTAGTTATTTTAGACTTCCGTGTTTCCATCTTGTGTGCTTATTTTGTCGCTATACTCGTCGAACTTATCCAGCGCAATCTGATTAACTTGCACCGTGTGGATGTCGCCGCCGTCGATAGCATTATACCTTTCTTTGCTGCGTACTTCGTTGCGTGACAATACGCCATTCTGTAACATCTCGCGGTAATACTCCGCGCGACTTGCCATGTCGCCCCGCATCAATTCGTCGATGTCGTGGCGGAATGTCTGCCCATCACGGTCGCGACGACTCAATAATTTCAAATTTAACTCAGACTCAGTGCGCTGAGCAAGCGGTACAATAGTGCCGGTGACAAATGCTTTCGCCTGGTTCTCGTAATCCTTATACGCCCCACCCGTGAATCCTACCATCGCAGGCGGCACGTTAAAAACGCGGCAGACCTCCTGACCTTGAAAATTCCTACTGTCAACATTTTGCGCAGAGTCAGGGTCAACACCCATGCGATGGTACTTCACGCCAAACGGCATGAATCGAGTTTGCTTGCCCTGCTGCTGCTGCCATGTATTCAACAAAGACTGAACTTGATCGGCACTTAAGTTTTCATCGCTCGTCAAAACACCCGACATTACACCGCCGCCATTGAAAAACTTTGCCGCGTAATCCTGCGCCGCGCTCAACAAACCAACCGTCTCCGCACTCGTCAAAGCCGGCGACTGACGCAAACTGTAGTGTAGCGCAATCATATTGTCGTAATCGACGTAACGTACGCCGTCCTTAATCTTAATCTCGTAAATCGGCTGGCCATCTACCTCAACCAATTTAACGGCGTGGTAGTGCAACATCTGAAAGCGTGCCGCCGAACCGTTACGATCTCGAATAATTTCAGCGTACCCCGTGCCGAACAACAGCATCGAAAACACTAATGTCTCCCGAAACTCAAACGCCGTTACTCTTTCGTCAGGCGTTTTATTCAGTAGATAATTCGCAGGGTTGTCGATAATGTCAAACGTCCTGCCGTTGTCTGCGTACAGATTCAACGGCAGCGAGGCCAGCGTAGAAGCAATTTTGTAGATGCAGGCGTAGACAACTCCAACACCTAACGCCATGTCAGGCGTTACAGTTTTACCTGAATTTGTTGCAGACGGTAGTCCAAAGCGTTGCCAAAAGCCCGGCTCACCTGTGTATTGCACCGATGTTTTCACCGGCTGCGAACTGAAAAAACGCTGTTTAAGAGAGGAAACAAAACCCATCGATACAAAGGTACGACGCTAAATAGCCAAAAGAAATACAAAAAAAATCGTAGAAATGTTTGGAGGTTACGAAAATTACCGTATCTTAGCACTGTTAAACAAACCAAAACACACAGTTATGTTACAAGATACCCCGAACATCCCAGATTATGCGAAGTTGAAAAAGGTCAGAGCGGGCCTTTATTACTACGATAGCGTGTCCATAGAGAAAGAGAAGCCCGGCAATTGGGTTGTTTGCAACCTAACCACTGGTGATGTGAAGTATGAGTGCAAGACGTTTGGACAGGCCAAAAAGTTGGTTGAAATTGATTGCGGACTTAAATACGGCTATAACGGTTAAAAACAAAATCGTAAACGGTTCGCTAACAATTAAGAGCGACCGTCAAAAAGCTAAAATGTTTGCACAATGCACCGCCTCTTAAACGAATTTGGATGGGTGATGTACTACGGCACACCCGATGACTGCAAGACTTACGCAGAACGAAACAAAATCACTAACTACACAATCGAGCAGTATGAACTACACAGACATCAACCTATGCAGCCGTGGCACTAAGTTCTACGTGTCAGGAACAAACGAACTAACTAATCAGCGCGTTACGACATCGTTCACCGTTGACGACGCTATGAAAATCGGGATCGAAATTGGTACGCTGCACATCGTTCGCATCTGTGAACGAGTGCTTCAAAAGTCTAACCCGAACACGTCAGGTATCACTGAACTACCCGATCGGCCTTTGTCGTCTATCCACTGACCTAACGCCATAATCGAAGCCACAACCCCGTCAACTTTTTGATGGGGTTTGCTTTTTTTCTTCGTTACCTTAACATCATCTGCAGGGCTGCGCTCGATTACCACATTTCCCATCTGCCACCGCATACACTTCTTCCCGTCGTGGTGAATACGGCCGCGCAATATCTCAACCTCGAACTGCTTTGTAGGGAAGCTCATCGACGTGTAACCCTGTCCAAATGGCTCAACCCGCAAGCCCGTTTCGTTCAACTCGCTGACGATGTAACCGCTCATGTACCTATCGTACGCCATAGCTTGAACGTCGTTCTCCTTCGCGAACTGAGTAATAAACTCAAAGATATACCGATGGTCGGTGGTGTTACCCTCGGTGATATGCAGGCTCCCCTCGTTCTTAAAAGCAATATAGTCCACACCCGCCGTCAGCTTCTTATTTTGAGCCATCGACCTGTTCACGAAGTGATACACCTTAAGATACTTCCGGTCGTTGACCTCATCAACCCACAAACACGCAAACGCATTCAAGTCGCGCGTACTCGCTAAATCAAGCCCACACCAACACGGCAGCCCCGCGACATCCTCCGGCTCAAAATCCATAGCGCATTTCATCCAAGCGTCGTCAGTGATCCATCGCTCTGCAGCCTGAGTCCACACGTTCAGGTGCAAATTCAAAAACGTGTTGATGTACGACGGCATCTGACAAGCCTTGTCATACTCGATGCGAAAATTCTTCTCCGACAGTATCGTGCCTAAACCCGGGTTGGCTTTCTTCCACACCTTTGGGTCATGCCAATCGTCTTCCGCAGATGCCTCGTAAATCAACGGTAAAAAACGGTCGTCCTCAATAACGCCCTTTGCACAGTTTCGAGCATACTCCCAATACTCATAACACAGCGAGTTTGTATCTGTTCCAGCGGTGGTCATGACAAACGTAATCGGCTGTGACCGTGACAGCATCGATGAGGTCAAAACATCCCACAGGTCTCTATTTGGCTGCGTGTGAAGCTCGTCAAACATTACCGCGTGGGCGTTAAACCCGTGCTTACTCCGTGCATCAGCACTCAACACTTTTACAAAACTGCGCTTTTCAGGGTAGCGTAATTCATTCCGATACACTTCAGCGCGCTTTGATAACCGCGTATCGGCCTCAACCATGTAACTCAAGGCCTTGTAAATGATTCCCGCTTGAAACGTCTCCCCCGCAGCACAGTACAACTGCGCCGCATCTTCGCCATCTTGAAACAATATTGACAGCGAAATCGCGGCGGTCAGTGTCGTCTTCGCGTTCTTTCGGGGGATGCCGAGGAATACCATTCTATACCGACGCAAGCCTGTACCCTTTTCTTTCCATCCAAATGCAGGGTAAATGATTTCCTCTTTCTGCCATTGGTCTAACTGCATCAGCTTCCCCGCCTTTGGTCCCTCCGGATAGCGACAAAATTTTTCAATAAACTCAACCCGCCGCTCGGCCTCTTCCCAATCGAAGTAATACGTGTCAGGGTTTTTAGGCTTCGTTGCCGCAACGACGCGACTTACCCAGGCTGGTTCAGGCAATGAGGTCTTCGTCTGCGTCTTGTTCGACATCTTTGTGAGCGTATTTTAACAACGTGCGCAGTACCGCCGTCATCTGTGTTCGTAAACGTGTAAGTGATTGATGTTGCGGGTAGTGCTTCCAAACATCTTCGCCAGCGCGATTCGTCGTGATGTAGCTGATACCGTTCTTATCTACAAAAGTTTGTAGGTCATTC